GGGCGTGATCGGGCCGCAGCCGTTCTTTGCCGACACGCCCGTGATCCTGACCGCGAATGGCGGCGACTTCACAGGGGGTGCGGTGCGCGCGTCCCTTCACGTTCTGGAATTCGACGCGCCGATGGCGTGAGGGAGGGACGATGAGCCTGCATTCACCAATACCAGCCCAGCTGACCGCCGGAGATGACTGGGCCTTTACCTTCGCAAGCCTCGCCGCGTCTTGGCCCGCGCCTGCCTATGCGTTGGCGCTGGCGCTGGCCCCGGCGGCGGGTGGGCCGGGGCTGGGCGTGCCGGGCGCATTCGAGGATGGGGCCTGGGTGGTGCGCGTGACGGCGACCGAGACCGCGCCGCTTGTCACCGGCGACTGGACCTGGGCGGCGCGGGTGGTGGCAGCGGCAGACGGGGCGCGCCAGACTGTGGCGCGCGGCGGATTCGAGCTTTTGCCCGACCCGCTGGCCAGCGACGCGGATCGGCGCAGCGATGCCGAGCGCATCCTGGCCGCCATTGAGGCGCGGATCGAAGGGAGGATATCGAAGGATGCCGATAGCTATTCCATCGAGGGACGGTCGATCAGCCGGATGCCGATGGAACAGCTCTTGCGCCTGCGCGGGATCTACCAGCGGGAGGTCGCGGCGGATCGCGCGCGGCGCGAAGGCCGAATGGTGTCGCTCTTCACCCAGAGAAGGATGGCGATCAAATGAGGCTCTGGCCCTTCTCCCGCAAGAGCGATGCGCAGGCCCTGGCGGCGCAGACGCGGCAAGAGCCGGTGCCGCCCAGGCGGCGCGGTTTCCAGGCGGCACGGCCCGACCGGCTGGCGGGCGGATTCTCGATCTTCGCCGCCAGTCCGCGCGCGGAAATCCGGCGCGACATTCGCGGGCTGGTGGGCCATGCGCGGCACGCGGCGCGCAACATGGATGTGCAGCGGTCTTACGAGATGTTGGCGCGGCGGCATGTGGTGGGCCCGGCGGGCATCCGGTTGCAGATGGATGTGCGCGACGCGCCCGACCGGCCAGACGAGGCCGCCAACCGGCTGATCGAGCAAGCCTGGGCGCGCTGGGGGCGGCGCGGCAATGCCACGCTTTGCGGTCGGCTGAGCTGGTGGGATGTGGAGAATATCGCGATCACGGGCCTCGTGCGCGAGGGCGGGCTCTTTGTGCGGTTGCGGCGGGGGACGGGGCCTTACGGACTGCAGGTGGAGCCGCTGCAATTCGACCTGCTCGATCTCGATCTCACGGGCCCGGTACCGGGCGGTGGCGTGGCGGAATCGGGGATCGAGTTCGATGATGACGGCCGGGTGCTGGCCTATCACTTCTGGCGGCGGCACCCGGCCGAGGCGCATCATGGTCGCCCCCAGGCGCGGCTGCGCATCCCGGCGCGCGAGGTGGTGCATGTGCTGGTGCATGAGGAGGTGGGGCAGTCCCTGGGGATTCCGCGCAGTGCCACCGCATTACGGCTGATGAACATGGCCGAGAAATTCCAGGAGAGCGCGATGGCGGCGGCGCATTACGGGGCCGCCAACATGATGTTTTTCACGCAGGAGGATTCTTCGGGCCAGATCAGCGCCGCGGCCGCCACCGAGGTGCCCATCGACGAGATGGAGGCGGGCACGATGGCGGTGTTGCCGCCCGGCGTCACGCCCACGAATTTCAGCCCGGCCTACCCGGATGCGCAGGTCGAGCCCTTCATGCGTCATATGTCCAACACGATGGCGGCGGGGCTGGGCGTCTCGGCCGAGACGCTGACCGCCGATCTGAGCCGCGCCAATTTCTCGAGCCTGCGCGCGGGCAAGGGTGAGGAGCGTGACGAGTGGCGGATGCTGCAGCGGGTGCTGTTCGAGGATGCCTGGCTGCCCGCAGCCATGGCGGCGGGCCGTGTTCCGCTGCCGCTGAGTCGGCTGGACAAGTTCCGGTCTGCGACCTGGCGGCCGCGCGGCTGGGCCAGCGTCAATCCCAAGGATGACGCCAACGCTCGCAAGACGGAGGTCGAGATGGGGCTGCGCTCGCGCACCGAGATCGCCGCCGAGCGGGGCCGGGATTACGCCGATATCGTGGCCGAGCTGGCCGCCGAGCAGCGGCTGCTCGATGCAAACGGGGTGCGCATGCCCGCGCCCCCGGCGGTGGTGATGATGAGCGGGCAGGATGGAGAGAGCGATGGGTGAGAATTTCAGATCGGCCCTTTGGTGCCGCAATGACGAGGCTACCCCGGCCCCGCGAACGGGGGCGGCGGTTCGCCTGCATGCCGAGATCCCGCCGCAGGCAGATGGCAGCCGCCGGGTGGAATTCGCCTTTTCGTCGGAGGAGCCGTATCTCCGGCGGGATTTCGAGACTGGCGAGCCCTTCCTCGAGGTGCTGGGGCACCGCGCGGATGAGATCAATCTGTCATGGATTTCAAGCGGGCGGGCCCCGCTTTTGAAGGATCACGTGCCGATGGTGGATCACGCCATCGGCGTGGTGGAGCGCGCCTGGCTGGATGGCACCGGCCGGGCGCGCGCGGCGGTGCGGTTTTCGCGCAGCGCCGCGGGCGATGATGTCATGGCGCGGGTGCACGCCGGTGAGATCGTCAATGTGAGCGTCGGTTACTCGATCCAGGCCGCCGAGCGTGCGGGCGAGCGGGATGGCATCCCTATCGTGCGCGTGACGCGCTGGACACCGCGCGAGATCAGCTTTGTCGCCCTGCCCGCCGATACCACGGTGGGCGTCGGGCGGCAGATACCGGACACGGAAAATGGAGGGCACGAGATGCCGAAAGATATCGAACGGGCCGCGCAGGCGGCGATGACGGGACTGAGTGGGCTGCATACCCGCGACGATGGCACCGGGGGCACGGGCAGCCGCCCGCAATCCTCGCTGGCCATGGCACGCGCGGCCGAAGGTGGCCAGGGCCGCGCGCAGGGCGCAGGCCATGAGGCCGCGCAGACCGGGGGTGCTGGTGGCCAGGGCACGAATGACCAGGGCGCGCGCGCTTCCGCCCAGCCCGGGCAGGGCGAGAGCGGGACCGGGGCTGCCCCCGCGCAGGCGCGGGGTGGCATGGATGGCGAGCAGATGCTGCGCATGGAGCGCCAGCGGATCGCCGAGATCGACGCGGCGGCCCGCGAATTCGATCTGCCCGACGATATGGTGCAGCGCGCCCGACGCGATGGCACCTCGCTCGATGCCTTCCACCGCCAGGTGCTCGACCATCTGCGTGGCCAGAGCGGGGAAAGCACCCGCGCGCGCGAGACCATGATCGGCATGAGCGATGGGGAAACCCGCAGTTTTTCGATCATGAACCTGGTGCGCTACCTGGTGAACCCGAACGACCAGGCAGCGCAGCGTGCGGCCGGGTTCGAGATCGAGGCGAGCCGCGCCGCCGCCGACCGGCTGGGGCGCGATCCGGGTGGCGTGTTCATCCCGCCCGATGTGCTGATGCGTGGCAACTTCCTGCGCGCGCAGGGCACAGGCACGGCGGGCGCGGGCGGCGCGCTGGTCGAAACGCAGCATCTGGCGGGTTCGTTCATCGACCTTCTGCGCAACCGGCTGGCGCTGGCCAGTGCGGGCGTGACCATACTTACCGGCCTGCGCGGCAATGTTTCGATCCCCAAGATGACCGCGGGCACCAGCCATGAATGGGTCGATGAGGGCGGCGCGCCCACGGACACGCAGGCCACGTTTGCCAATGTGACCATGACGCCGCACACGGTGGGCGTGCCGGTGCCGATCACCCGGCGGCTGCTGCTGCAATCCGACCCGTCCATCGAGGCGCTGATCCGCGCCGAGATTCTCGCGCGGGTGGCCATTGCCATCGACAAGGTGGCGCTGGCGGGCGAAGCATCACCGGCCGCGCCGAGCGGGCTGCGCGATGTCATCGCGGCCGGGGCGGATATCTGGGCCGCGGCCGGCGCGCCGACCCATGCCGAGATCGTGGCGCTGGAATCGGCGGTGGCGGCCGAGAATGCGGATATTGGCAGCCTTGCCTATATTTACAACGCGCAGATGTCCGGCCGCCTGAAATCCACCGAGATTTCAGCGGGAACGGCGGTTTTCATCGAGGGCACTGACGGCACGGTCAACGGCCATCGGCGCATCCGGTCGAACCAGTCCGGGGCCAATGATGTCTATTTCGGCAACTGGGCCGATCTGATCATCGGCATGTGGTCGGGGCTCGATCTGCGCGAGGATCGCGCCACGCTGGCCAGCTCGGACGGGCTGGTGCTGCGCGCCTTCCAGGATGTCGACGTGGCCATCCGCCGGGCCGAAAGCTTCCACATGGGCCGCAACCTCTGATCGGGGCCTGAATCCCCCGGGCGGGGGTGAGCCCCGCCCGGGCTGACACGTAAAACGGAGTGAGAGAAATGGCGAAAGTTCCCTCGGGCACGGTGCCCGTGAAAGTGAAGGCCAAGACCGTCTATGGCGGCAAGACCTACAAGCCGGGCGAGATCGCCCATGTCGACCCGGTGATCGCCCGGCGCATGGCCGAGCGCGGCCGCGTCGTGGCATCGGACGAAAACCGCGCGGTACAGGAGGGGGGCCGCCCCGATCCTGCTGAGATCAAGGCTAAAGCCGAGGCGGAAGCCAAGGCGGAAGCGGGAGCCAAGGCCGAGGCGGACGCCCAGAAGAACGCGGGCTCAAAATGATCGGCATCGAAGATCCCGGCGATCACGATCTTTTCACCGACCCGGAGGTGTTCGGCGATCTCGCGCAGTACACGCCGCAGGGCGGTGCCCTGATCGAGGTGCCGGGCATCTTCACCGCCGCGCATGCGCGCGTGCTCGACGGGGCGGGGCCGGGGGTTTCCTCGGTCTCGCCCGTCTTCGCGATTTTCGAGGATGCGCTGCCCGAAAGCCCCGCGCAGGGCGACACGCTCGATCTGCGCGGGCAGAGCTGGCGGGTGGCGGATCTGGAACCTGACGGCACCGGTATGGTGCGTCTTATCCTGGAGAGACTGTAATGTTGAAAGGCAAGGATGGCGTGGTGAAATTCGGCACGCCCGTGGCGGCGGTGCTCGCC